ACCTTTGCACCAGCTTGCTGACGTTGGATAACGTCTTCAACCATTCTACTGGAAAGAAGTGTGTCATCATCTGTTGAGTAAACACTAGCAGAACCACTACCATCAGCAAAACCTGAAATAAAGGTTCTAAATGGTGCAGTTTGAGTGACAGTTTGACCAATACTTGTTACGTCAATCTCTGCTCTGGTTATTTCAAAACTCCACTCTCTTACAGATCCAACAACTAATGGTGCTGTAAATGTAATGCTTGCAAGCGTTCCAGAAAGAAATGTTGGTGCTGCTGAAGCTGTTAAAGCTGCTCCTCCTGCTGTTGCAGATAGAGTCATTTCTCCAGTAGAAGCATCATAAGTTTTTACAAAATGATCTCCTGCTGCAATACAGTTAGTTACTGTTGCTCCTGCTGGATATGCAAGTGTTACTGTGTCATTAACTCTATAACCCAACTGTGTACCAACATTAATTTGTGTTGTGTCTCCACCTGTTCCAGTAGGAAAAGAAGCAGCAGCAATTTGTGTTGAGCTTGTACCAGCAGGAGAATAATATAACGCTCCCGAAGTACCCGATAGAACTGTAGCCATGATTAATAATTCTAAGGTTTG